CAAAATATGCCAGAACAGCACTTTTTATAATGTTTTTACCTTTTAAAAGGTAAATTTTACCTTTTTGAAAAGTAAAAGGTAAAGAGAAAATTTCAATAACAGTAAAGGCTAACAAGGGTTTTTACCTTTTTACCTTTTAAAATTGATTAAAAGTATTATATAACTTATAAATACACACACATTACACATAATGACGCATTATATTACATTACAGAAATAAGTTTGAAAAGTGAAAGGTAAAAGGTAAAAAGGTAAAAATATGAAACTAGAGAATATTAAAAAAAAGACCATTGAGCAGCTAAAAGATTTAGGCAAAAAATCGGAAGAAACGATACAAAAGGAAATTATTAACTTCTGTAAATTAAATAACGTCTTAATTTTTTGCGTTCCGAACGAAGCTACTAGAAACAATAGTAAATTTATAGGAATGGGAGTTTTAGCAGGAGTATCTGATTTGGTATTGATTTTAGAAAATAGGGTTATATTTGTGGAATTGAAAAACCATAAAGGAATCCAGAGCGAAAAGCAAAAAGAGTTTGAAATTAAGGTTTTGAAATTGGAACATCAATACATTATCATACGTTCCCTAGATGAATTTAAAAAATTACTATGAAACCCAAACAGCCAACTATTGCGGAACTCGAAAAGGAAAAGCAATCCGCAACTCCCGAACGTCGAAAAGAAATACAGGCTTATTTGGATTGGCTTTATTACGGGATAAAAAATTAAAAAATAATTCTTATATTTGTTTAAAAATTAAAATAAAACACAATGAAAAAAATACTATTGATTTGTGCTATTGCTTTTAGTAGCTGCACACCAGATGAACCGACTGAATGCGATTGTAACGCGGTTACAAGTATTAACAATGTACCCAACGGCGAAACATATCCTTACAGCAATGATTGTGCTGATAACGGCAAATTGTTATTTGAATTTATTGAACCTGGATATGTGACAAAAAGGATTGTAAGATGCAATTAAAACGTAAACTAAACTAAAGTAGATTAGACTAGTATGGCAGCACCTAAAGGACAAGAGAAGAAAGGCGGGAGAATAAAAGGCACGCCAAACAAAGAAAATAAATCTATTCGAGATGCGTTTCAATTGCTTGTGGAAAATAATATTGAAAAGTTGCAAAAAGATTTTGACGCTTTAAAAGAAGTCGAAAGAATTAAATACACAATTGAACTTGCCAAATTTTGCTTGCCTACTTTAAAAGCAATTGAGATGCAAGGAGAAATCAAAACTACAATCAGACAACCGATTGTCTTTATAAAGAAATGATAACCTTTTCAGAAAAATATTATCCCTTATTTGATTTATTAAACGGTATCTATCCAGAAGTAGATACCGTTCTTATTTCTGGGGGCAGAGATAGCGGAAAAACTTTTGCAGTTACTTGCTTTGTTCCATTAGCTGCAGCGGACTACAACCACCGTATTCTATTTACTAGACAAACAATGTCAAGCACAGACCGCTCAATCACTTTAGCACTAGACAACCGTATGGAATTGCTAGGAGTTGAGGAAGAATTTACTTTTGCAAATAACGATTATAAAACCAAACACAACAAAGGTTTAATTTCAATCACAGGTCAAAAGACAAGTGTAGGAACACAAACGGCAAAGTTAAAATCGTTGGAAGATTATTCTATGTTTATCACGGAAGAAGGCGAAGAATTGACGAATTACGATGAATGGAAGAAAGTTAAACGTTCAGTCCGTGCAACCGATGTACAAGGTATTTCAATGATTGTATTCAATCCGCCAACGAAATCACATTGGATGTATGAGCAATGGTATAAAACTATTCCAGAAGGATTCAACGGAGTTGTAGGCAAAATAATGTACATTCACACAAACTACATTGATAACGGCAAAGATAATATGTCGCCTTCAAATTGGGAGGATTACGAAAGTTTACGTTTGCTTTATGAATTATACTTATCCACTGCAAAAGATAAACGAGCCGATTTAAGTAAAAAAATAATTAAAGGGTACAAAGAGTACAAGAATATTGTTTTAGGGGCGTTTAGAGATACGGCAGAGGGCGTAGTGTTTGATTATGAAATAGGGGAGTTTGTTTCAACGGAATACGAAGATACATTTGGTATGGACGTAGGTTATAACGATAGTACGGCAGTTGTCAAAGTATCAGTTGACAAAAAGCAAAAGAAAATATATTTACAAGAGGTATTTTATAAATCAAATCAAATTCCAGATACTATCGTAGATGTTATAAAGCCGATTGTAGGCACTAGCCGTATATGGTGCGATAGTCAGGCGAAAATGTTTATCAAAGATTTGGCAAATAGAGGATTAAATATTAAACCTTGCGAAAAGCCAAAAATTAGGGATTCTATTATGTCTATTTTAAATTATGAAATAATTGTGACACCGTGTTCAAAAAATCTTATCTTTGAACTAAATAACTATAAATGGTCTGATAATAAGAAAGATGAACCGATAGACCAATACAATCACGCAATAGACGCTTTTAGATATGCAGCTATAATTAAAATTCAACGCAAAACACCGATGCCCTTATGACAACAAAAGAAACAACCCGTATGCATTTATGTAGATTTTTCCCGTATTTAAAAACCGAATACAGAAAGTTAGACAAAAAAGAATTAAAAAAACAAGAAACTTTAAAAGAATTATTTGGAAATGACGAAACAAACATTCAAAAGCTTAAAGTTGTTTTTGATTATCAAAATCTTATTTAAGATTGACGTTACTTTTAAAAATGCAGGGCGATTTATTGACCTTGAAACCTTTATTAAAGATGAGGACGATGAAGCATTTATAAAGGCGACCGTAACGCCACGACTTTGGTTTTTGACGATTCCCGAGTTCGTGATGCGTTACGCAGTCGCTTTGTACATTCAAGAAGCCGACGAGGTAAAAGCTAGTTTTCCGTGGATTTACAACCCACCACAGTTTGCGAACACAAGCGAAATAAGTCAGGGAAGCATTGAACGTGAAAACTTTTCACTTACATACGGAGGTTATACTGAAATGGTTTATCTTTGTGCTATCTTTGAAGCGGTTAGTCCGCAGGTTATATTTACATACGATACGAAATACTTTTTGTTTTGGTCGGAATATTTACTCAGGAAGAAAACAGTTGAAAATTTAAAATAATATGAACGAGCTATTTTTATTAACGCAATTTTTGGTAAACAAGTTTAACGAAAACGACTTGGTAAATACTATTACTTTGGTTGAAAGCAAACACATTGACAACAACAAAGAAAACATATATTGTTTAGTCAATATAGACTATTTAGAAAGCGAAACTTTGCCAGACGCAATAATTGCTAGCTATTTAATTACAGTCGTGCAGCAAAGAGATATAAGACCGCAAAAGACCGATAGCAAGTTAAGACTAGATACAAATCTTATTGACAATTGGGCAGAAACTTTGGCGGTTATTTCTAGGTTTTTAAATCAAATGAGAAGCAATAATAATTTTGAAAATCACATTGAATTATTTAGCAACACCGAATCCAGCAAGTTAGAAAATTTTAACAAAAACGGACTAGATGGACACCAGATAAATATTAGTTTAGCAATGCCAAATCTAGGGAGTGGTTGCAATTAAAAAAATATATTATGGAAAAGAAAGTAGTTTACACAAGCGTTATGAATCAAAATATTACAGTTGATTTTGATTATGTAGAAAATGAAGCAATAGGGGCGTATTTTTACAAAGACAATAGTTTGATTTTATTTTTACCAATGACAAAAGCTTTTCTAGTTTGTGACAGAAGTATTGAAATAGGTTCAGACCCTTTATGTTAGATGAAGCAGGCATACGAGCCGTTGCACAAAGTATAATAGACCAATCAAAGTCTAGTGCAAGAGTTGACACGGGAGCGTTAAAACGTTCCATTTCGTTCACTTATGTAAAAGAGCAAGTTATTTTTAGAATGCTTTATTACGGGCAGTTTGGTAAAAATTCAAAACTAGAAGCAAATGCAAGGCGTTTAATGCCAAACGGAGTAAAGTGGAAAATTATTTATACTGAATTTGGCGGTGGTACTTTTGAAGTTGGAGTAACTCAAACGGGTAGAAATTCAACTAGAAAGATAATAGATTCAATAACTAGAAGTAGTACAACGGCGGTGACTTCATTATTAAATAAAATCCGTGGCAAAAAGAAGGACTAGACAACAGATAGACGCCGATAAAATAATAAAGGCGCAATTAAACGAACTAGGCGAAAAGGTTTTTCAGCAGGCTAGAAATAACTCTAGAGTTGACACGGGGCGTTTAAGGGATTCCGTTAATTATATGGTTAAGCCAGATACTGTTTTGACAGTTGCACAAGTATTTTACGGTAAATTTCAAGAGCCTAACGAGTTGGAAGTTGCAATTAATAATAATATAGATGAAACGATAAATTTAGTAGTCAAAGAAATAGTAGACCAAATAACGCAAAATTATGATAGTTAAAAAAATTGAAATAAACCACACGGCAAACGTTTTGTCTTTGTCTAGGTTTATTATTTCGTTTACCGATACAAACACAGGTATCGCAAACACGATAACGGTTGTAAACCAAGTACAACCGAGCGCAACTTTAGGCGGTGGTTTTACTTGGCATTCTTATTTTATAACTAACGCTTTATTTGATGCAAATTTATTCACAAGCCAATTATTAAGTAGCTCTTTTACTTTTCAAGGTAAAGCGGCAAATATAAACATTACGGGGTACAAAGGATTTAACGCAAATAATGTAGAAATAACGACAGGCTTTACTTTTACAATTACAAATGTTACCATTCCAGACGTTGCACCAATTCCGCCGATTTTACCTTTAGACGTGCGAACTCCAATAAATAGCGAAAGCAAAATTAAGTTTATAAACAGTCCTTTATTTATTCGAGAAAATGCAAGCGTCTTAACGAAATCCGTTACCGTAAATCTTTACATTTGGGACGGACTGCAAAATAAAGTAATTGATTTACCAACTGTAATTTTAATTAAAGACAAAGTAAGTCAATCAGATAATTACATTTCACTTGAAATTTCAGATTTAATAAAGCCTTTTATAAGACCAAAGTTTGCGTACAATAGAGCCGCACCCGCTGCAATTACAAATCAAGGTGTGTTTATTCAAGCACAAGTAATTAGATTTAATTTTGATGGAAGCCAAACAAGCCGTTATACAAACACTTTCTTTTGCACGTTAGGTTATAGATGGAACTACGAACAAAATCTAACAGGCGATAATGGCGTGCAAAATTACGGAGCAAGCGGTTTTATTGTACCAGTAGAAAAATGGTTTAATCCAAAAATTCACAACTATTTTAGTCAAACTTTTAATTTTACCCGAACGGTTGCTTTGGCTACAACTGCCAACGTTATTAATTACGTACCATTAACGCCTACTAAATTAAGATGCACATTAGATCCTTGTTTAATTGTGTTTATAAATAAATTAGGCTTATGGGAAACCTTCACACCGCACGGCAAAAAAACGGCAAGCGTAAAAGTAAACCGCACTATTAGCAATATTTCGCATAGAGACCCTTCACAAGTTGACAATACGTTTATACATTCAAAGCAAATCACTTCTATTGATGCGATGCAGTCGTATGTTATAAACACGGGTTCACTAGATGAGAATATGACTTCGATAATTGAGGAATTAATTTACAGTCCTATCGTTTATTTGATTAACTTTAAAGGAGATTTTGAACTTGTTACAACGGTTGGAATTACAATTGATAACGCAATAGTAAGCATCGATAATACAAGTATCTCAATAGATAGTCAAAGCATAACGGCTGAAGCAATTGGCTTCTTTAAAACGCACCAGCAAATACCAGTCGTTATAACAGACGAGGACTTTACACGTAAAACAAGGCTCAACGATAGAATAGCGATAGACTACAATATTAAGTTAGACGAAACAAATAATAAGATAAACAACATTCGATGATAACAGAAGTATTTGTTTCTTTAGATGGGTTAAATTATAGCAAATTAGACCTTATAAAAGATGAGAGTATTCCGATGCGTTACACTTTTGTCGATACAAAAGATATTTCAAAGGTCTTTTCGCCTTATTCTTTAAACTTTACCTTTGATGCAACGCCTAATAACCTTAATTCATTGGGATATTTTGGCAATACGGAAGTAATTAAGCCTTCTGATTTACGCAAAGTTCGCACAAAAGTCTATGTAAATAGCATTTTAAACCAAACGGGCCTGTTAAAACTAGAAAAAATAGTGTATAAAATGGGCAAACCTTCCGTTATTACGGCAAGTTTTAGCACAAATTTGACTAATTTAAAGGACAAAATCGGAGATGACACTATAAACGGACTAGGTAGTTTAGTAGTAGATTGGAATCCAGCAAGCGCAAAGGCGTTATTAACAGGTATTGCATCGTCAAACATACAAGGTACACCGATAAAATACTTTGTACCATTAGCGTCAACAAATAGAGTATTTAAATTTAACCCTGATGGATCAGGACTAGACAACGTATTTTTTAATTCGGCAAATTCGCCAACGTCAAACAAAGTTCTTAAGGCAAACGAGTTAAGACCAGCAATATCATTTTCTACGATTGTGGAATTAATCAAAGAAAAATATCAATTACAAATCGTTTCCCCTCTTGAAAATAGAACGGAATATAAAGACGCTTACATTTGGTGTATGGGTCAGACCTTTGGCAGTAAAACGCAAAGCAAGTTTATCATAACGCAAAATGCAAGCGGAACAAACAATGGCTCTCAAATTAATTTTTTTGCATTAACAAACACAATTAAAGTTAAGTTATCTGGAATAATTACGAATAGTAGATTTATACAAATAGTAAGGCTTGATGGAATAAATTATTTGTCAGGAAATAATAGCGAGGTTACAATGCGTATTTTTAGACTTGGCGAAGATTTCCCTATTAAAACAGAAACATTTTCGTTAACGTTAGCTAGTCATACATTAGAAATAATTGTAGAGGAAATTTTTACTAATCAAAATAGGGAAATTGAATTTAGCGTAGAATTAGAGTTTAGTAATTCTATTTCTTGGAGTAATGCTTTTTTAAGAACGTTTATACAATCAATTGCAGGCGGTGTGTTTTCAGTTTCAAATAATAATAATAACTTTGCGTTAATGGGTGGCTCAAAAATAAACCTTATAAAATCTTTGCCACAAATAAAAGTACTTGACTTTTTAACTTCGTTTTTAAAAGCTTTTAACATTGCAATTTTAGACGTAAACCCAAACGATGACAGTTTATTTTTCTTTACACCGCAAGACATTTTGGCAAATAAAAAAGAGGTAACGTATATTGCAGATATTTCAGACGTGGAAAAATCAACGCAAGACGATTTTAATTATTATATTTTTAAACACGCTGAAAGTAATTTTAAAAGCAATGTAGATTATAAAATTGGGGCGGGTTTAGATTATGGATTAACTGCCTTCCCAGATATTAAACCACCGAACGCAAAAGAATTTCAAATAGAAACTAATTTCACAATCATTCCGCCGGTAAGTATTCCGGGAACGAACGCAACAACGATTTACGGATTTGAAGGCGGACAGCCAGAAATACTAGCAACGGGAGAGGCAAGATATACACCAAACTTTGGCGAGTTGGTTTTGTTTTATTCACACGGAAACAAACCGCTTAACGCTTTATTCGGGGTTCAAAGTTCATTACAAAGTGGTGCATTAGCTACTCAATCAATTTCATCTTACATTCAAGTTTTACCGTACACAACCGATAACAAGAGTTTTGCCTTTTCTGTTTTGGTTAATAATAACGTCGCTTATAGAGATAATTTATTCAGTCGATACTATAATGCTATTATTAAAAGATACATTGACCAGAACGTAATGAAACAGGAATTTACACTATATTTAAACGCAAACGAGGTTCGGGATTTTAGACTAGAAAACGACATTATAATTGGAGAAAATAAATTCA